CGATCGTAGTTGTAGTCGCAGATCCGCGCGTTCTCCGACCATTCCCAGGTCGACGGCGTATCCCAGCGATGGGCGCCAGAGCCGCCCGGCACAGTCGAATCCTTGCGGGGATCGTAGCAGCGCTTGCCTCGCACCAATGCCTTGAAGGTCGGCCGCCCCTGCGGCCAGACCGGCGTCGTCGCGTTCGGCGGATCGGCCTTGTAGGCGTAAATCACCACGGCCATCGAGGACGCGACATCGGCCGTGGTCCAAGGCACGCCGTAGAGCCGGCTGGCCGAGCTGGACACCAGGTAGCTGGACGCCGCCTGGCCGGCCGAGCCATCGAGCCAATAGACCTCCAGCTGGCCACTGAAGTCCGGCTGCGCCCCGTCCGCCGTGTAGGCGTAGAAGGTGTCGTCGACGTAGAAGCCTTCGAAGGCGTCGCACTTATGGTCGGCGACCTTGACCACACGGACTTCCCAGTCCGTGCCGTTGTCGCCGCCGAAGTTGTAGGCGTCCAACAGCGTGCCGCCGGTCGCTGCGCGACCGAACACAGCCTCGCGCGGACCTTCGCCGATACTGAGCTGCAGCACAGAGGCTTGGCGGTCCTGGGCCGCCGATTTCGACTTCGGCATCAGCAGCTTCGACGCCAGCGCGTTGACGCCGATCGTGAAAGCCGTCGTCAGCACGAAGGTGGCGATGGTCGCGGCGGTGCCGGTGATGCCGACCCAGGCGACGATCGCCGCCGAGATCGGATCGGCATGCGCCGGCGAGGCGTACGCCAGCAGCGCCACCAGGATGTTCAACAGGAGCCGGATCATCAGAGGCGCCATGCGGCTTTCAGGGCGGCGCGGGGCAGGCGAACGAGGCCGGCCACGCCGGGGCCGACCACCAGGTCGCCTTCGATCACCACCAGGCTCTCCCGGCCATCGATCTCCACCAGACCGATGTCTCCGCGATGGGCCATGGCCGTGGGGGTGCGCGCCAACACGGCATCCGTCGCCGTCACCAGACCGCCGCGTGCCTTGAGGATGCGCGCGGCGCCGGCGGCCGTGCGCCAGGTGCAACCCATGGCCGCGCGATAATCGCGGCCGGTCTGCGCCTGCGCCGACGCGGCGGCGAAGGACACGCAGTCATGCTCGCCCCATGCGAGCGGCGCTCGCATCCGGGCTTCCGCCAGGGCGATGTGGGCGTCGAAGTTGCGCATGGTCAGACCAGGCTGGTCCGGTAGCCGCCGCCACCGCCAATGCCGCCCACGCCGGGCAAGGCGGAGCCTGCTCGGGCTGGCGGCTTGCCGCCCCACGCCAGCGACAGATCGCCCGCCTGGGTCACGCGCGAGAGGCTGGCGTCTGCCGGGTTGATCATCCGCTGATCGGCGTCGGAGGTGGTGCGTCCGGTGCTGCGCCCGAGGCCCCGCGCCGCCGTCTCCACCTGGCAGACGATGGTGGCCGTGCCCCCAGGGACGTCGGTGGAGGTGATCTTGTCCACCCGCCCGCGGTCGAACACCGTCGCCTCCAGCAGGGTCTGGCCGCTCACGTCGAACAGCAGCCGCCAGACCACGACGCTGGCGCCGCGCGGGTCGGCGGCGTCGATCATCCCGACGATGTTCGGATCGACGCCGGAGAGCGTCAGCGACAGGCTGTCTTCCGTGCCGCCCAGCTGGGAGCCGGTTTGGCTGACCAGCCCGGCATGACCGATGCCCACGTAGGTCTCTGGACCGTCGCCGTCATCCAGCAACAGGTCGCCATGGCCGCCCCAGACCCGGAACGGGTCATCGGTGGCGATCTTCACGGCGCCGACGCTGAGGACGGCCCCGGCGGCGAGCGCGGCTTGCGCGGCTGTCGAATAGGTCTTCATTTGTGGAGGTCCTGCAGGGCGACGATGGTGGCGCCCGCGACACGGCGACGGTCCATGTCCGACACCTGCGTCTGGCTGCTGGTGAGCCGCATGACGCAGGCCGGGTTGTCCAGGTGCGCCACGGCCGTCCCCGGGGTCAGCGTCGGAACCGGCGGCTCGACCGAGACGGCGGAGATGGCGCCGGAGCCATCGGCCGTGGCGTCCACCAGGGCGCGGACCAGGGTGCGCCGCTCAACGCCGCCGGTCAGCCAGCGGAAATCGGCATAGTCGCCTTGCGACAGCACGAAGCCTGCAGGTAGGCCGGTCAGGCTCAGCAGCGCCTGGCCGTCGCCGGTCATGGCCTGCGACCACGTGGTGAGCGAGCCGTCGAACGCACCGCCGGCCGCGCGGCTCATGCCACCGAAGCCCTGGCCGTAGAGGCGCGGGAACGGCCGCTCGAAGTCGCGGCCGAGGAACGTCCGCATCGAGCCCTTCAGCGAGGCCAGGAAGGCGCGCCAGTCGTCGGACTGGCGGGGCGAGATGCCGGACGCCAACGACCACTGCGCCTGCCAGCGCGGGAAGCCGGCGCCGATCCCGTAGGAATCGCCGCCGGCCTCCGCCGTCTCATAGGCGACCTGCTGCGGTTCGAAGACCTGGGAGCCAACACCAGTCGAGGGCATCGGCCGGGGAAAGACGATCGTCATGCACGCACCAGGCGGCGCTGGATGGAGTCGTTGACCAGGCCCGGCACGTTGGCGTTGGCACGGGCGATCGCCTGTTCGGTCCCAGCCTGAACCCAGGCCTTCACTGTGTCAGCCAGCACCGCGCCCTCGCCATGAAAGTGGATGTTGAAGGTCTGCTGGCCGCCACCCATCGCCATGGACTGGGCGTTGGAAAACACCTGCGATCCGCTCGGCAGGTTCACCAGTTCTTTCCCCTTCTCACCGACCCAGGTGAGCCCGCCGCGCCAGTTGTCCGTGCCGTTGGCGTTATGACCGAAGAGGCTTTCCGGCAGGCTCAGCGGGTTTCCACCGCCACCTGATCCGCCGCCAAACAGGCTGGAGAAAAATCCACCCACGTTGCTGATCGACGGCAGCTTGCTGTAGCCGGAGACGTTGCCGAACAGGGCGTTTTCCAGCGGGTTGATCACCGCCAGCTTTTCGAATTCGTCCAGCACGCTGACGATCGCTGACTTTGCCGCGGCGCCCCAATCCTTCCAGCCCTGTTGGCCGATCTCCAGGCTGTTCGCGAAGGTGTCGAACGTCTTGATGCCGGCGGCGTTGAACGTCTCCAGCGCCTCTTGATCTTGGCCGAAGTGCTTGGACGCCTCGGCGAACCGCTGGTTCATCTGGTCCGTGGTGACCAGGGTCGAGGCCTCGGCCTGCATGATCTTGACGATGCCGAGTTGCTGGGCGGCGTATTCCTTGCCAACCTCGCGTTCGGCCAAGGCGCGGGCTTCAGCCGTCTTGATCCCGGCTTCCTCGTACTGCTTCGTCAGCTGGACGATGCGCAGGCCCTCTTCCGCCTGGGCGACGCCGGACGTGTCGCCGGACAGCTTGGCCTGCTGCAGCAGGTTCTTGGCGTGGATTTCTTCCTGTTTGTCGAGCTGGTCCGCGGCCTTTTTCGCGTCGGCGGCGGCTTTGCGCGCCTCTTCCGCCGCTTTGCGCGCCGCCTGGGCGGCCTCGCTCTGTGAATGCTTGAACGCGGCGGCCTGGGCGGCGGCCGAGCTGTAGCCGGCCTTCACCGCGGCGATGTCCGCGTCGAGGCTCTTCAGGTCCTTGCCAGCCGCCGCGACGTCGCTTCCGGTCAGCTGGCCCGACGATAGGCCAGCGGCGATTTTCGCCCGATTGGTCTGCAGCTCGCCAAGTTTCTTCGACAGGGTGTCGACGGTCGCCATCGCCGCGCGGGCGTCGCTGGCGATCTGATTGCCTACGGTGTTGGGAAGGGTGTTCGCCGCGGTCCATTTCTTCGTCAGGTCCGAGATCTGCGCATCGAGATCCGCCGCGTTCTTAGCCCATTGGCCGCCGCCCGCCACCTCGGCCGGCGTGATGGCGTTGCGCATCTTCTGAAGCGCCGCGATGCGTTCGGACATGGTGCCGCCGCTTGCCATGCGGTCGACCAGCTTGCCGTACCAGTTGAACATGTCGGAGAAGAAGCCGGCGACCCGGTGTGCGGCCTCGCCCAGCACGTCCAGCTTGCCTGCGGAGCCCAGCAGCTTCGCGCCAAGCGCGTCCGCCAGCGCCGCCTGCGCCTCGGTCACCCGGTTCTGTTCCACTAGGTTCTGGATGTAGCGGTAGGTCGTGTCGTCGAGGAAGTTGAGCTTGCCGTTCAGCTCATCCGCGCCCTTGGCCGGATCAGCGAAGGCCTTGCCCAACTCAGCGGTCGCTTTCTTCGCGTCCTGACCGGTAGCGACGGCGTAGTCGCGGGTCAGCGCGATCAGCTTGGCGGTGACGTCGCCGCCAATCCGGCCGGTGGACAGGTAGCTGGTGGCCATGTCGCGGGCCGAGCTGACCGACACGTCGCCGAGCTTGGCCGACGACTCCGCCAGGTCCTCGATATCCTGGCCAGTCATGCCGGCGGTGGCGCCCAGATTGGTCGCGGTGACCTCCAACTTGTCCAGGTTCTGCTGATAAGCCAACGCCGCCGCAGCGCCGCTGACCACGGCGGTTGTGATCAATCCGAGCCCGACGGTCACCGGGTTGATCAATTTGGTCAGGCCCTGGAGCGCGCCGCCCAAGCCGCCTTCGCCCATGCCGAACGCCGCCGCGACTTCGCCGCCCTGCTGGAGAGCGATCCGCGAGAGCGGCATGCCCGACGACAGGGATTCGAAGGTCCGGAACCCAGCCGACTGCAGCATCATCGACTGCACCCGGCTCATCTGGCCGTTGTCATTGGAGCCGCCGCCGAACACCGACGCCGAATCCTCCGCCGACTTGCCCGAACCGCCGCCCACGCCGAGGACGGAATTGAACGACGCCTGGCGCGCGGCGACGGCCTCGGACTCCTTCGCCGCGGCGGCCATCTTCCGCCACTTCTCCATCTGACGGTCGGCGGCGGCCGAGGCCTTATCGGAAGCCGCGGCGATCTGGTCCTGGGCGCTGGCGCCGGCCTTGCCGACGTCG